TTCTATGCCGCGACCTAAAGTGTTGCCGGTCGGCAGGCGCTTCAAAACTGTTGACACCGTGGTGGGATGGTAATGGACGAATACCTCGAAGAGGGTGTCGGGTTTGATGTTGAGAATCCGGACAGCACTCAAGAGAGCGAACTTCAAAATCTCGGATCAAGGCTTCAGTCCTTGTTTACCGAGTACAAAGATGCCCGCAAAGAAACTGAAGATGAGTGGATCAAGGATCTGCGTCAGTTTTCTGGGCAATATGACCCCAATACTCTCGCTCGCCTAGAAGAAGCTTCTGGGTCTCGCAGCAAGGTCTTTGTTGGCCTGACCCGAACCAAGGTTATGGCGGCATACAGCAGGCTTGTTGACCTGTTGTTCCAAAGTGGTGACGCATTCTTTGGCGTAGAGCCTACGCCTCGCCCCAAGATCAATCCGATCAAGCGGGCCGAGATGCAGCAGATGTTGATTCAGAACATCGTCGAGCTTGGCCAAGGCCAGCCTGAAGAGGTAATTCGTCAGGTTCTGGCAGAGAACGAAGAGGCGATCCGTCAGGGATTGCAGGAACAAGAAGAGCGACTGGCAATGATGGCTTCTGAGGAAATGCAGAAGGACATCGAAGACCAGCTTATCGAAGAGAACACAGAGCAGAAGATGAAGGAGGCCATCCTAGAGGCCTGCATCTTTGGCTCCGGTGCCATCAAGTCGGGCACTGTAAAGATCGACCGAGTTCAGTCTTACCAGAGAATGCAGGATGAGATGGGTCGGTCAACCTACGCAATGGTCATGGAAGAGCAGGTTCGGCCAGAGATTGAGTCGGTATCAATTTTCGATCTCTACCCCGATCCGTTCTGCACCAGTCTTGATGACTGCCACGGAATGTTCCGCCGTCATGTCCTAACGCGAAGACAGTTCCGAGAGCTGGCCGAAACGCCATCTTTCGATGCAGAAATTATTCTCGCGATGTTGCGAGACAACCGTACAGGAAACCATGAAGAAGAGGATCACGAACGGACTCGCCGCCAGATCGCTGGTATTAACGAGCACGGTGATTCGCATCGGTATGAGCTGCTGGAGTTTTGGGGATCCATTGACGGATACGACCTCAAAGACTCTGGGGTCGAGCTACCGGAGGGTGCAGATCCCAGCCAAGACTTTGACGCAAACGTATGGATTGTCTCAGGAAAGGTCATCAAAGCCTCACTGAATCCAGTGAAGGGCTACCGTATTCCGTATAACATCTTCCCCTATGAGCGCACTCCCCACCAGTTCTGGGGCGTAGGCGTACCGCGCATGATGCGTGACTCACAGCAAACCATGAATGCGGCCACTCGAATCTGGCTGGATAACATGGCTCTCTCCTCTGGTCCGATGGTGGAAGTAAACACCGACCTCCTCGCGGCGGGTGAGGATCCAACCGATCTCCATCCGTGGCGGGTCTTTTTGCGCTCCGGCGGAGACGGATCAATGCCAGCGATCAGGTACTACCAGCCTGTCGCGAACGCAAATGGCCTGAATCAAATCATCGAGATCTTCCGACGCTTTGCCGACGAGACGACATCCCTGCCGTCTTACACTCACGGCGAACAAACGAAGAGCTTGAATAAGACGGCGACGGGCATCTCAATGCTGATGGGAGCGGCTAACGTAGCGCTCAAAAGCACCATCAAAAACATTGACGATTTCCTTATACGCCCTATGATTGAATCATTGTTCCACTTCAATATGGAGTTCGGAACGAATGAGCGAGCGAAGGGCGACCTCAAGGTCGTAGCTCGCGGTAGCACCGCACTTGTGCAGAAAGAAGTGCAGAGCCAGAGACTTCTTCAATTCCTCTCTCTGGTTTCAAATCCCATGGACTCTCAGCTAGTAGATCGAGGCAAGCTCCTGCGTGACATCGCGCAGAGCATGGACATCGATCCTGCTGACGTTATCAAGTCTGAGGAACAGCTAATTGCCGAGCAACAAGCGTTATTACAGCAACAGCAAATGCTCGCCGCGTCAGGCGCGGGCGATCAAGGTTTTAGCCCTGACGGAGGAATGGCCCCTCCTAATGGAGTTGCTGGCGGGGCGATTGGCTGACGCTCAGACCAAATTAGAGTCTGCGGATAAAAACGATTTTAGGTTCGAGCAGGGTCGCGTGGCTGAGCTGCGTGACGTGCTTGAGCTAGAACAAGCCGCTGAAGCGGTTATCGAAGCAGAGCGGTCGTTGAAGATACGACCCCCAAGCATCGACTGACGGACACCCTTAATAGGAACCGGAAGATGAAAGTAGATCCAGCAAAACTTGAAGCGGAAGCACAGGAGTTAATGGCCCAACTGAAAGGTGAAGTTCCGGCCCCTCAAGAAGAGGAAACGCCAGAGGAAGTTCAGCAGGAGGTTGAGGCAGAGGCACCCGAAGAGCCAACGGATACTGCCGGAGAACCTGTCGAGGCTCCCGTCGAAGACGAACGCGGCGAATTGTCTGAGACGGAGTTAGCCCTGAAAAAGGCTGACGAACGCTACAAGAATGCGCAAAGGAAGATGACTCAGGCAACAACTGAGGCTAAAGAGCTGCGACGTTTGCACGAGCAGACAATGGCTGAGTTGAGCAACCTGAAGCGTCAGCTTGCAGAGAAAGACGTCGATCTGGAGAAGTTGAAGCAGGTCAGGGAAGAGTACCCAGACTTAGCGGCACCAATTCTGGATCAGATGGAAAGGACGCAAGCACAAGTTGCCGAAACCAATGCCGAGCTTGAACAACTCCGGCAGATGAGAGATCAAGAGGCTCACGCCAAAGCGCAAGAGCAGCACATGACTCTCATTAGGGAAGCTCACCCTGACCTCGACAACATCGTTGAGTCAGGAGACTGGGCTGACTGGCTGGAGGTACAGAACGACGAGATGCATCGCTACGCTGAGAGAGGCTCAGTGCCTGAAGTGATCTATCTGTTGAACAAGTTCAAGAGCGATATGGGATTCGGACAACCGACGCCGCAAGAGAAGGCGCTCGATAAGGCGAAAGCTGTGGCAGAGCCAAAGCTCCCGAAATCGAGAAAGCCTGATACTGGTGCCGGACAAAAAATCTGGTCTCGGGCGGAAATCAATGCGATGTCGCTGAAAGATTTTGAAGCGAACCAAGAAGCAGTGATGGAAGCGTGGAGGCAAGACCGAATCCGGCGTTAATACAACTCTTGCATAGAGGTATTTAACGATGGCTATTGGTGCATCTGGCTCTGGCGCGGCGTTTACTTACGCTGCCAATCAGGGCGGCTTCATCCCAGAAGTCTTTTCAAAACTGTTGCAGGCTAAGTTCTACAGCTCGTCTGTACTTCCTGCTATTTCTAACACCGACTACGAAGGCGAGATCTCTGGTCAGGGCGACAAGGTACACATTCGTACCGTGCCCGCAGTAAGCATTGCCGACTACACTGGTACTGTCAGCTACGCTGATTTGACCACCAGCACGGTCGAGCTGCTTATCGATCAGGCTAAGAGCTATGCGTTCAAGATCGACGACGTTCTGTCTGCACAGGGCGACATCGATATGCTGGCAGAGGCTTCCAAGGATGCCGCTGAGCAAATGCGTATCGCAGTCGAGACTGACGTTCTGGCTAACGTCGTAACTGGCGCAACCACTATCGGTGCTCAGACTACGATCACGTCTAGCAACATTCTCGCTAGCATCCTTGACATTGCTAAGGAGCTGGACGAGTTGAACATCCCTGAAGAGGGTCGCTTCATCGTTCTGCCTCCCAGCATGATCTCTCTGCTCAAGCAGAGCGAGCTGCGTCAAGCGTACTTGACTGGTGATGCGACTTCGCCTCTCCGTAACGGTCAGGTGGGTACGGTAGACCGCTTTAAGGATTTCCAGAGCAACCTGCTCTACACCCCATCTACAGGCACTGATGCTACCTACACCCACGTCCTCGCGGGTCACCCCAAGGCAATCACGTTCGCCTCTCAGTTCACCAACACTGAGACCGTTCGCCTTGAGAGCACCTTCGGCGACGGCGTTCGTGGTCTGAAAGTTTACGGTCGCAAGGTCGTAACTCCTGACTGCCTCGCTGTAGGTAAGTGGAAGGTCTAAGGACTGACGGGGGAGGGTTTCCTCCCCCTTTTCTTCTTACTGGAGATTAGCGTGGAAGAAGCACGAACCGAGAAGGACGACCTGTACATCGAAGCTAAAGAGAAATTCGACGTCACTCTTGACCGTCGCATGACTCTTGATGCGATGCAGGATCAGGTAAATCGGCTCCGAAAAAACGGCAAGGAGCCTGAGAAAGTTTTGCCGAAACGAATTCCTAAAACTCTTCGCAACATTGTCACTGGAGTCGAGTGGCCGTACAGCGAAGGCTTTGCAAACAATCCAGACCTCGAAGTGATCGAGTGGGAGCCTGTAGATGGCAACGACTAAGGTAGCAACTTTAATAGATACAGCAGGGATAATCCTTCAGGACACGTCCCAAGTTCGCTTTCCTCAAGCGGAGTTGCTGACGTTTCTAAACGACGGGCAAAGAGAGATCGTCCTGCACAGACCGGATGCAAAGACGGTAAATGGAACTATGACGTGCGTTGCTGGTAGCAAGCAGTCAATTCCAACTACCGGCCTTCGCCTGATTGATGTCGTTCGCAACGATGGCGGTCGTGCGATCACTCAGATTGATCGCAAGATCTTGGATGAAACTCTGCCGGACTGGCACAACACTGCGGCGGACGCCACTAAGAAGGTCGAGCATTTTGTTTACGATCCGGCTGACCCAAAGAACTTCTACGTTTATCCGAATGCTACTACCAGCATGGATATTGAGATCATTTACAGCACAGCACCAGCAGACCTGACCTACTCGGCCACTCAAGTTATTAGCTTGGATGACATTTATGCGAATGCGATATTGGACTATATGCTGTACCGCGCATACCAGAAAGACAGCGAGTACGCAGGAAATGCCGAGCGCTCGATGATGCACTATCAGTCATTTGCTAATGGCTTAGGCATCAAAACACGCGCTGACGCTGCAACAGATCCCAGACCCAACAATCCTGATCGAAACGAACAAAGGGCGTAATAGTGCGCTATCTGGAGATTGCGGAGTACGTCAGGCCAGAGGCTCATGGAGCGCCTGACTTTTTGATTGAGCGAGCGCTTCGAGAGTCAGCGGTAGAGTTCTGCGTCAAAACAGATATCTATCGACCCGACCCTGAAGACTTTCTCGTAATCCCCAACATTACAGAGTACGAAGTCACGATCCCTACAGGGACAGAACTGAATCACATAATTGATATTTATCGAAACAGACAGACTCTCTCGCCGGTTTCATACACGCGCCTATTAGAGGTAACTGGTGACGGAACCCAGAAAGCAAAGCCAAGGTATTACTCACAGAGAGATAACACAGTTTTCTATCTTGGCCCGACGCCTTCTGAGCGAGAAACGCTCAAGGTTCTGTATTCAGTAAAGCCGTCTCCGTCATCGACCAGCATTCCCGACACGATTGGGGAGGAATACAAAGAGCCGCTTGTTCACGGCGCGATATACCGCCTGCAAATGATGGTTAGTCAGCCATGGTCAAACATGGGTGCTGCTCAATCAAACAAAGCGCTGTTCGACCAGCGGGTAGGGCAGGTGACTCGCGAAGTGAAATACGGATACAGCGGCGGATCCCTAACTGTTAAATCGAGGGCGTTTATCTAATGGCGTACTCCGACACTCTAGAGTTGGTTCAGGGCGACACGCTTCCGCGTGTTGTGATCACCCTCAAGGACGCATCTGAGGCGGCAACCGGCCAGACGCTAGACCCAGAAGACTCTTCTACGTGGGCACCCATTGACCTCAATGGCGCAACTGTGCGCTTGCGGATCAGGGAGATCGGCGCGTCCACAGTCAAAGCGACACTCACCATGACGGTGACTGATGCTGAAAACGGCATAGCGAGCACTGACTTTCCGACCGGAACTCTTGATACGGCAGGTGTTTTTGAGGCTGAGATCGAGGCTACGTTTCAGGGCGGAGAAATTCAGACCGTCAACGATCTGCTGAAGCTTAAAGTGAGAGAAGCCTTCGGATGATTCGAGCGAGCATACAACGTGCTTTGCTCAAGGCCATGGCGGCTCAAGGCAAGCTATCCGTATCTGATGTTGAGGTCAGCAATCTAGTTGCGACCAACGTGCATCTGGATTCTGGTTCGCTACTTGTTGGCCTTATTAGGGCCTTCTTTGAAAGCCCTGAGTTTGATGACGCTATTGCATTTGCCGTAGAAAAAGCCATCGCAGACTCGGCAGGCAGTTCCGATCTTTATGCCGCGCACCTGTTCAAGAACGTGTCCGATGTGGTTTCGATGGGGACCGTTTCCGACTCAATCAGCACTGAGTTCGGCAAAGGCCTTTCAGAAGCGCCAAGCATTTCTGAGGCTCTGACTTAC